AGAAGGCGAGCGTATGCACCGTCTCCATGTCGAGATAGGCGGTATCGTCCAGCCCGGCCGCGTTGGTCTGCCACGTCGTGATGGCGCGCTCGATGCGCACGGTGCCGTCCTGGTCGGTCGCATAGGTCGCGATGCCATCGCGCAGCAGCAGCTCGCGCTCGGCCCGCGTGAAGCGCGCGCCTTCCTTGGGTCCGATGACCAGCGGCAGGGTGAGCGTGTGGAGCGGCCGCGCCGGATCGATATGCGAATAATAGCCACAGATCGCGCCATAGCTGGCCGCGAATTCCCAGGGCGGCGTCGGGCTGGCGCCGGTGCCGATCACGCTGATCAGCTGCGAATTGAGCGCGCCGCCAAAGGCCGAGGCGGTCGCCTGGTTGCCGGTCTTCGCCCCATAGGCCATGCTTTCGAGCATGCGCACCGGACCCCAGCGATCGTCCAGTTCGGTCTTGGCCGCGCCTAGGATGGTCGCCGTCGCGGTGCCCAGGATGATCGTGCGATAGTTGCTGTCGCCGACCACCGGCCAGACGGTCGCATAGTCCGGATCGCCAGCGCCGTTCGCCATGGCGACGATCGCGAGCGCGATTCCTGCAGGCAGCGTCTCGCCCTGATAGTGGCTGTGGCGGACATCGATTTCGTTGCCGCACGTGCCCTTGTGCCGCGCGGTCAGCGTCACGACCGCCGCATTGACCGAAGCGGTCACCGGCAGATCGGTCGCCGCGTTGATCGCCGCGCCGATCGCGGTCGCGGTGTTGTTGGCCGTCACGCCGCTGGCGATCGTCACCGGCACGCGCTGGCCTGCGATCATCAGCGCGATCGTGCCCGCCGCCGTCGAGGGGCCTGTTACCGTGATCGTGCCGGTCGCTGCGGTGCCCGCTTCCAGATCGGCCAGCGGAATGACGGTCAGCTCCGAATAGCGGTCTGCCGCCTTCACCATCCGGACCATGCGCGCGAGCATCGATCCGCGACCGAACAGCGCGATCGCCTGATCGGCCTGGGCGACGACGACCGGCGCGAGCGCGGCGGCGGTGCCCGCTGCCAGCTTCTGGCCGACGACCAGGATGCGGTTGGGCAGGATCGGCAGGCCGTTCGTGGCGCGGCTCGAATCGAACTCGATATACTGGCCGGGAACGCGCAGGCCCACCGGGATGCTGTTGAAGCTGATCGTCATGCAGTGGCTCCTTCAAGGGTGACTGTGTCGGTTGCGTCTGCCGCTTCGTCGTCGGGCAGATCGGGGCCGATGCCGCCGAACGGCGGCACGTCCCAATTGGCGTGGAAGGTCTCGAAATCGGCGAGCTCGCCGTCGAGCATCAGCGCCACGATCGGCACGCGGACCTCCCACTCGAACGCAATGAGCGAGATCTTCGCCTTTCGCGTTTCGGGGGTGCGGCGGACCAGCGCCAGGCGTCGCGGCTTGATCGGGCCAAGGCCGATCAGGCCGAGGTCATTGCCCGCGAGCAGGCCGATCGCGTCGAACGCGAGCTGGTAGCTTCCGGGTTCAGCCCCGCTGCCGTGACGTGTCGCCTGCTCGTTGCCGAGATGCTCTGCACCCATCACCAGGGCGAAGCGGGCGAGGCCATAGGTCACGCCTTCGTCATCCTGCTCCATGCTCACCATGCCCAGAAAAACGCACCAGGCACCGGGGCACCGCAGGGGTCCTTTCAGGTCCTTCAGATACTCGTCCCATTCGTCGGGATAGGTTTCGAGCGTGCGATAGACATAGCCCAGCCGGCCGTCGGCTCCCGCGTCGCGCAGCACGTCGATGACAGCATTCTCGATCGCGGCGATCATGACCTGTCACTCCTGGCCGCGTCGGTCAGCGCCTCGACAAACGCGAGCGCGATCAGGCCGACCAGGCCGAACGGCCAGAAGATGGCGGCGAGTGCCCGGCCGACCGGCTGGTCGCTCATCAGCGGGCCGAAGATGGACCACAGCATTGCGCCGATTACAGCCCAGGCGATGGCTGCGAAGATCAGGGCGGCGGTCATCCCTCGATCTCCGGAACCGCGTCGCGCTCATAGTCCTCGGCGAGCGCGAGGATCTCGGTTTCGTCCTCGTCGCTCAGGCCGAGGAACGGCCGGGCGGGCATGGTGACTTGGCTGACGCGGCGAAAGCCCAGACCGCCCGGCAGCGCGAAGGTCAGGTACTCGCCGTTCTTTGGACGGATCGTGCCGCCATATTGGTGGATGCGGGCATAGATGACATTGGTGCCGACCTCCGCCTCGGTGGCGCTGGAGCGGTGGCTGATCGAAGACTTGAGCCGCGCGCTATCGGTCAGCGTCTTGCCGCCCTGCTCGCGGGCGCGGCGCGACGGCGTCCATTTCGACCCGTCAGGCGCGGTCTCGGTATCGAACCGCTCGATCGTGCTCGACTCGAGATAGAGGCCGAGGATGTCCATCAGGTCGGACAGGTCGCCATTGGCAGCGGCCAGCGCCGCCAGCCTGGCGTCGATCGCGGCCGAGCCGGACACCCGCATCGAGAAGGAAGTGCCCGCCATCAGAAGCTCTGCAGGCTGTCACGGCCGAACGTGTTCGGCTGGCCGGAGGAGAAGATCGCATCGGGGCGCGGCTCGGCGATTTCCTGCCCGCCATCGAGCACGATCGTGCCCGCGCTGATATCGGCCAGGCGCTTCATCGCGTCCTTGTGGCGATCCTTGACATGGTCGGGGCGATCGCTGCGCCACAGCTCATGGAACGCAAGGTCGCAGGCGATGTCCTGGAGCAGTTGGTTGCCCGCAAGCAGCGCCACGTCCTTGTGGCGGCGCGCGACATAGCCAGTGATCATCGCATCGGCGCGGGTTAGCGCGGCATCGACGCGCGCGGCATCGATGTTGCCGGTGCCCGCCTCGTCGGTCAGCTGGACCAGGTCCCGCTCCTCGAAGCGAGCCTGCATGGCGGCAAGGGTCGCGAAGAGAGGCAAGAGCGGGGTCCTTTCGTTCAATTAGGGCAAATGCCGGGTGCGTTCATGTGAAGCGGGCAAGAGCGCACCCGGCTGGAGCGGGCCGCGTTAGGACGCGGCCTTGGCCTCGGACGCCTTCGGCTTCGCAGCCTTGGACGCGCGACCCGAGGGCTTTTCGGGTTCGGAAGCGGGTGCGGCGACCGGTGCGGGAGCCGAGTCCGCAGCCGGTTGTTCTTCTCCGGAAGGCGGGGTCGCCGCTTCCGTCTCGGTCTTCGAAGCATCATCACCCTGCGCCGCCGCAGCGCCGGGTGCCAAACTGGGCTCAAGCGGAGTTTGACTATCAGCGCCGCCCTCCTCGCCCGTTCCGGTCATGAATTCCTGATAATGGACGACAGCCGCTTGGCGCTCATCCATCGGGACGCGCTTGAAGCTGACGCCGTCTTCCGATGCTGCGATTTCGACGGCCGCATCAGCGAGCAGCTTGGCCACACGGTCGTGGCCCAGCTCGCCGAACTCGTCGGCCGACAGCAGCGTCGGGCTGGCGGCCGTCCCGATCACCAGACCGGCGCGGCGATAGGCCGACCGACTGGTGGTCAGGCGGATGAACGCTGGCCGGATCACGGCAGGCGATCCGCTTCGACGATGATGACCTCGCCAGCCAGCGTGTTCGATTCGCCGTTGGTGAGGTTGGGCTTGAAGGTGTCCTTGGCCTTCTGCTGGTTGGACACGCCGACGACCAGATGGGTCGGGCGGATGCCGCGCGGCTCGTCATTGTCGTCCTTGAAGCCCTTCATCGCATCGCGCGCCAGGATGTAGTTGGCGGCGTTGAGCACGCGGGTCGAACGATAGGCGAGGAACGGCAGCGTGTAGCCGACTGCACCGCGTGCCTCGCCATAGGCCATCATGATGCCGGTCTTCGCGACCTCACTGTCCATGAGGTCGTTGATCCACCAGAAATACGGGGCCTTGCGCTCCTGGCTGATCAGCGGCTTGAGCGGCTGCGAGCAGTCGAGCAGGTACCAGGGCTCGCCGCCAGCGGTGGCGTCGATGTTCGACCAGGTCGAACCCGCTTCGTCGAACGAGGGGTGCTCGTCGTCGAAGAAATTCTGGCCGTCGAAGCATGGCAGCGTGTGCCCCAGCGCCAGCGCCTGGAAGCGCAGCCGGTCCATCCACTGCTTGCCTTCGCGGCCCCAGCCCTGGAACATGGCCGGATAAAGGCCGATCTGATCGTCCTCGACCTGCGTGCGCTTGATGCCGAGGGTGGCCTCGTAATCGTCGTTGATCAGCTGGTAGACCTTCTCGATCACCTGCTTGATGCGCTTCTCGCCGACCCATTTGCGGAAGATCGGCAAGTCGCCGAGGAAGCCATAGGTGTTGATCGCGGTCGAGGACGGGATCGGCGTCGACATGAATTCGCCGACGATCTGGGCTTCGGTCTTGCCCTGCTCGAAGGCCTTGCTGAAGGTGACGCGGAGCGCGTCGAGCAGCGCCTGGGTGACTACACGTGCCAAGGGGGGAACTCCTTACTTGAGGGCGATTTCGAGGACGCCCGACACCGCACCGGCAGTGTTGAAGGCGGCAGCGGGGATGATCTGGATGCGATCGCCCGCATTGACGGCGGCGCTGGCATGGCCAGCTGTCGGCACGTCGGTTACGACCGTGCCCTTGGTGGCAGCGTCCGCGATCGTGCAAGCCAGGCCGTCGACGGCGGTGCCGTTGACCGAGGCGGTGACATCGCCGCCAGTGGTGACCGCCTTCTGGACGATGACGCTGTTGCGCACGATCCGGCCAGCAGCAGGGGCGACCATCTCGTAGGATGTGCCCGCGAGCGTATCGGTTTCGTTGATCGACCAGGGCAGGAAGATGCTGCGCGTGGTGTCGGTCAGTGCGGCCGGTGAGATATCGACCCAGACGCCATCCTGGCCGACCTCGCGCACGATGCCCGCAATCGGGCGGGTGCCGCCTGCGGAGCTGAGCGCGACGGTCTCGTCATCGACGACATGAACCAGCTTGCCGATCGCCGCGACCGTAATGGCATCGGCCCCGGCCGAGTTCTTGAACAGGAAGGTCCCGAACTCGACCTCGACCTGCTTGTCGCCATCGGCCGCGCCGCCGACGACGCTTTCGAGCGCCATGCCGACCACGCGATAATCGGCCTGGTCGTTGATCTTGAGCAGATCGGTGCCGCCCTGGCCAGCGCGCGCGGCGCGGGCATATCCGGCATCAACCATTACCAGGCCGCCCTGGTGGATCACGGCGGCGGCGGCGACCGCCAGGACGAGCAGGTTACCGCCCGCGAATTTCTGGGTGCGCTTGGGTGCGGCAAGAGCCATGTCAGATGTTCCCTTCGTTCTTCGCCGCGAGGTAGTCTTCCGGGCTCATCCCGGTCATCTCGCAGGCGATGGCTTCGTCTTCGGTCAGCGCGGTGAACTTGCCCGCGTTTTCCGGCTGATTGTTGAGGACGTCGCCAGCAGCGAACGGAGCCGCCCCGGCGAGGAAGCTGTGGAAGCTAGCCTGATCCTTCTTGACCAGGGCCAGTGCCCAAGCGCGCTGAGCGGGCAGCACCTTGCCGTCGGCGATCGCCTGGTCGACAGCGGCGATCGCCGACTTCTCGGCATCGTCCTTCATTTGCTTGGCAAGCGCGTCATAGCTGGCGCGCGGAACGAACTGGGTCAGATCGACAGCCGCCGACTGCTCGACCAGGGCGCTGGCGATCGCCGCGCCATCGGCATCGTCGGCCAGGCCGAGCGCAGTGCGGGCAGATGCCAGCGCCGACGCCTGCGCAGTGGACTTTTCCATCATGTCCTTGATGGCGGCGAGGACTTCCTCCTCGCTGGCGTCTTCGGCAAGGCCGAGCGCCGATGCTATGGATTTCATGGAATTCGTAACTCCTTCATCGTCATCCGCCTCGTCGGCATCCATGTCCGCAGACGCGATGGCGGCCAGGTCGAGATTGGGGGAATTGGTGAGCCCTGCGTTGACCAAGCGCGTGACGCGGCCGTCCTTCAGGTGCCGGAAGAATGGGCTGATATAGCGATACTCGCCCGCCTCCAGGGCGGCGGTCGCAGCGGCGGTCCATTCGACATCGCCATAGATACCGTCCGCCTCGACATGCAGCTGCTTGATCCAGCCAGCGGCCTTCGCCGTGCCGCCCTTGGGCACCGCAAGCACGCTCTGGTGATCATAGTCGATGAACAGCTCGGTGCCGCGCTGGATGGCAGCGGTGGTCTCGATCACCTGCTGCGCATGCGCCGCGTCGGCCAGGCGATAGGGTCCACGGCCATCACGCCCGAAGAACGGATCGCCGAACGGCAACAGCTGCACGCGGGTGCGGACCTTGCCCTCGGCATCGAGCGCGGCTTGCGCTGCCGCAATTGCGACCTGGGTGCCAGCATCGGGGGAGGTTTTGCGCTTCGTCATGGTGACAAAGCGATAGGCCAAGGCCATGCGCAAGGTGGTGCTGCAGGGCCGCAGCACCCTGAACAGCCCCGCCTAGCCTGGCTTAACCGGCTTGGGGGCCGCTGGCAATTGCCGCGTCAGCGCTGCCAGACGATCGTGCCGCCGCCTGCCGATCGCAGCGGGGCGGTGCGCCAGCCCGCGCGACCGATATCGAATGCGGTGTTGCCCGCCAGATAGCGCCGCATCAGCATCATCCGCCCCGACTTGTCGCGCACCCAGACCAGCCGGATCGTGTCGGGCCTGGCCAGCGCGGCAAGGCCCTGCTCGATGCGTCGGAGCTGCGAGCCGCCCGGCAGCTTCAGATCGCCGCGCGCATCGCGAAACAGCCCCGCGCCGATCGCGAACGGCCAGCCGGTTTCGTCGCGCCAAATCTTGCCGCGCTGCAGCTGCTCGTCCGTGATCTCAAAGGGCCGCAAAAGCCGCTTCAGCACCCGCTCAGCATCCGCTGACAGATCGGCGGCGGCGATCGCGTCGCTCTCGCCTGGCGCGCCTGGCATCGGCTTGGGGCTGAGCGGGTCGAGATAGGCCTTGCCGACATTGAACGAGAAGCCGGGATCGATTCCGCGCTCGGTCCGCGTGATCTCGCCGGTGCGCCGGTTGACATAGTCGCGCTGCGGAAAGCGCACCGGCTCCTCGGTCACCTTCTCGCCGCGTCGATCGAGCATGCGCTGGTTGACCGGCCGCGCGGTGCACCGGCAGTTCCAGCCGCATGGAGGATAGTGCGTGTCCCACCAGGGATGATCGACCGGCAGGATGGTCTTGTGCCAGGCACCATGTTCGGGGCGCTCGCGGCCGTCCTTGACCGATTTGTAGATCAGGAAGGGAAAGACGCGCTTCTGGCGCTGGATGCGTTCCCAGCGCCCCGCCGCATAGGCGCTGCGCAAATTGGTGTCGAAAATGGTGCGCAGCCTGGCCGGGCTGCCGAGCTGGACGACGCGCTGCTCGCCGGTCTGCGGGTCGATCTCAAGGCTCTTGCCCCACCAGCCGCGCGCCATCAGCAGCGAGGTGAGCTGCTGGCGGAAGGTTGCCAGCGTGGTGCCGTTGACCAGCGCGTCATCGACCGCCTGGCGAATGTCCTCGAGCAGATCGCGCGACATCGCCTTGGCCACTGTGAACGCCTTGGCATGCTCTTCTTGCCAGACGTCGCGCCAGTCGAAGCCGAAGGCGATGCCCTTGGCGCGGAAGAACGCGATCGCCTCTTCGGGCAGCAGCAGCGGCGGAGTCTCGTCAGCCATCACGCACCGATCAGCGGCCGGCCGTCCTCGTCGCTCAGCGCGGCGAGCGAGCTGGCAGCGAGCACGCGGGTCAGCGACCAGCTCTGCCTGCGATAGCGGACAAAGCCCGGCTCGAACCGGCTGCCCTGACGCGCGCGATATCCGGCGATGACGCCGATCGAGACATGGTGCCCCGCGATCGACAGACATGCGTCGATCGTCGCCTTGGCATCCTCGCTATACCATGCGCGGCGCACCAGGCCGGTGCCGGTATCGAGCGCATGCAGCACGGTGACACGGGCGGACACAATATCCTCGGGCAGCATCAGCGGATCGAGGCGGACGCGATCGGCCTGGCCGAGCTGCTCACCGGGCTCGACCAGCAGGCCGCGGGGCCTGCCGTCTGCCAGATGGTCGAAGCGCGGCGCATCGATCGCCGCCTGCACCAGCGCACCTGCGCCGTTGCGATAGGCCGCAGCGGTCGGGCGCGTGAACGCGAACGCGATGTCGAAATCGCCCTGGTTAAGATCGCCGTCAGCCATCGGCCTCTTCGCTGCCATCGCCGCGCGCCTCGACATCGCCGAGCAGCCGCGAGCCGAAGCCCGCGCGCGCCAGCACCGATTGCATCTGGCCAACGTTCATCGCCTGCAGCGCGTTGATCAGGCCGTCGCGCACGTCCTCCAGGCTCTCGGCCGTTTCGAGCAGCGCGTCGATCGGCTGGCGCATCGGTTCGACCAGTGCCTGCCAGTCATCGAGCGCCTCGTCGATCGCGCGATCGATCCCATCCGGCTCGCGCTCTTGCCGTTCCTGCGCAGCGGCGGTCGCGACCTGTTCGGCAATACCTGCTGTGGGCGATTTAAGGGGGTCTAAGGGGTCGGTCGCGGGAATTTTAGCGGGGTCAGCGCCTGAGGGCGCTCCCTGGCCTTCTCCGGGCGAATTTGCGGGGGTCTGTCTTGCCTTGCCAGCACCGGCCACAAGCTCGTCGATTTCAGTGTCGCCAATTGCGGGGAAGCTGGTCTTGATGACAGCGCGGGCAGCGTCTTCACCCATGGTGCCACCCTCGACCGCCTGGACGATTTCCAGCAGCGATTTGATCTGCGCGCCGTTGAGCGCCAGCTGCTGCACCTGCGCGCCCGGATTGGTCGTGCCATCCTCGCCATCGGCACCCATCGGCACAGCAGCGGCGACACCTGCTGCTACCAGCGGTTCCTCGCCTTCTTCGGGCGCTGGCAGGCCTGCGCGTTCGCGCATCTGGTTGCCGCCAATCTTGACGCCCATGGCGACCAGCGTGCTGGCATTTTCAATATCGACCTTGGCATCGACCTCGTCCGGCCTGCCAATGCGCAGGCGCGGATATTTCTTGCGCGGCCCGCGATTGAGAATGATCATCGGGACGACCACGTCGCGGGTGAGCGTCGCGCTGCTCAGGATTGCATCGGCATCCGTGATGTCGCCGCGCACGCCATCCTGGACGTTGGCCTGACCCGAACCCATCCCTGCCGCCTGCGCATCGGTGGTCATGGTCTGGCCCAGCACAGCCTTGCTAAACTGCAGGTCCCAGAACTCGGCCTTGCTGCGCCACAGATCATTGGGCGCGGTGCCTGCCTTGCGGTCGATGAACTCCACCGACATTGTCTCGGGGATAGCGCCCCAGGCATCGGCCCCCAGTTGGGTTAGCGCGCTCGCCAGAATGCGCTTGTTGCCCTCGGTCTCGTTGGGGCCGTACTTGCCCAGGCGCAGCGGATGGCCATAGCCCTCCAGGAAGATCACCCAGTCCTTGATCGCGTAGTTCTTGAACAGATAGCCCCAGGCGAGCGCGCGGGCGAGCCCGCCCCGGATCGGCAGGCCGCTCTTGGCCTTGTGCTCGTGCACGATGAACTTGGCCGCAGGCAGGCGCTTTGGCCCCTCATTGGTCCGCAGCCGCAGATCTTCGCCTGTCGTCCGGTCGTATTCGAAATGGCGCGGGTCACGCCATTTGATCTTCTCCGGCGTCCACAGCGACGAGGTCGTTTTCCAGATGATCTCGCAGGCCGAGCGGCCCTTGCCGATCGCGTCGAGAATGTCGAACAGCGCCAGTTGCAGCACGCCGGTATCCAGCCAGTCGCGCACCAGCTCGGCATCGGCTTGCTCTTCGGGGCTGTCGCCTGCGGCATCGACCTCGATCGGCAGCGCGCAGATCGCCCGCTTGCGCGTGCCCAGGATCGAGAGGATGTGCAGATCCTTTTCCTCGATCTCTTCGGCCAGCTCGAAATAGGCGATCTCGTCGCCGCCTTCTGCTGCGCGCATGATCTGGCCCAGCTTGTACGGGTCCATGCCCTGCGCGGGATGACCCGACTGGATCGACCGCACCGATCCGACGCTGGGCGCGGCGATCTCGCGACGCAGCGTGTCCATGATCATCGGGCGGCCATCGGCCCATACGAGCGGAGGGGCGTTCTGCGTAGTGAGCTGGTTCGTTGCCATCTGCTGTTCCTTCACCACGCGCCGCGCGCGGGCATGCGGGTGCCGCGCGCATCGCGCCGGTCATTCTCGGGGGGTGGCCTGTGGCCTGGACGGTTCTGCGCTTGGCTTGAGCTACCCTGATATTCGTAGAGCGCACCGCCTAGCTGATAGGCACGCCAGGCAAGGGCATAAGCCCAGAAGCGGTCGGCGTGGACGTCGCCATCGTTGACGATGCGGACGCTGCCCGATTCCTCGCTGCCCATTTTCTTGAGCGCCATCAGGTCGGCGCGGGTAATGGCATCGGGTCGGATGCGAACCTTGCGCTCCTCGAACGCCACCTTCAGCCCGATCGCCAGGTCGTACCGTGTCGGCCCGGTCAGCAGCTCGCCATAGACCCGGCTTGCGCCGTGCTTGATGATCAGATCCTCGACCACCTTCTCGCCCATGCCGGTCTGGTCAACGCGGGCCTGGACGACGCGGCGGCGCAGAAAGAGCCCATCGAAGAAGGCATCCTGGTGCGCGAAGGTCTGGCCGGTTTCCTCATAGGTGTCGCGCTGCCACAGCACATCGCCGATCAGCTCCATGCAATATTGCACCTGGCCGTCACGGCGGCGCGCGACGTCGCGGCCGACATAGCAAAGCCCGCCAGCGTAGAAATCGGGGAGGCCGCACTCATCGTGCTCGGCAGCAATGATGTCTTCCAGCGAGATCAGGCAGCCCGATCCGGTCGCCGGAATACAGTCAAGCTCTTCTGCCGCATCGTCGCCATAGGCTGCGCGGATGTCCGCTTCCCACTGCTCTTTGGGCGGAAGCTCAGTGCCCTTGGTGCGCGCGACCAGGGCAACGCGATCGTAAAGGCCTGCCTCCATCGCATCGGCGAAGGTGATCTTCATCGTCGCGCCGGCGCGCTTGCCCGCCCGGATCTCGTCGAGCAGCACATTGAACGGGTTGGAGACGCCATCGTGCGTGGAGATCACGACGACCTGGCCGCCCCAGATCAGCAGCGCCATTGCCGATTTGATGACCTCGTTCACGTTCTTGTGGAACGCGGCCTCGTCGATGATCACGATGCCCTGTTTACCGCGCAGCGCACGCGGAACGCTGGGCAGTGCGGTGACGCGGAAGCCGCTGGCAAAGCGGATGCTGAAGGCCTTGACCCCATGCTCGCGGCCGTTCTCGTCGGTGTAGAGAACCTCTTCCTCGACCAGCTCGCCCGCGACCAGACCAAAGGACCGCGCCCACATGGCGCAGACCTCGATAAATTCGAGGGTCATGTCCTTGTCATAACCCATGTACCAGACATTCTGCCCGCCCGCCTCGATGGAGCTGGCAGCCTTCAGCGCGGCGAACGCGGCAACGCCCCAGGTCAGGCCGATACGGCGGCTCTTCTCGATGACCAGCAGCGATGCACCAGCAAACAGCTTGTCGACCGTCTTCTGCTGATAGCCCAGCAACAGATCGCCCTTGGGCAGGCGCACGATCGCCGCTTCGGCAGCGGCGCGGTCACCCTGTATTTCGCGGCGGCGGATCTCGTCGTCGCGCGCCTTCTGGTCAGCCGGGGAGAGCTTCACGCATCGCTCCCCAGTACGGCATGGCGGATCGCTTCCACGGTGTCCTTCGACAGCCCCTTGGCACGCGCGGCCGTGGTCGCCTTTTCTGCCGCCTGCTTTGTGGCCTTCTCGGCTGCCCGGCGCTCGGCCTTTTCGACGACATCGAGGTCGGTCTTGCGGGCCAGCGCGAGGTTGCGCAGCGCCTCGGAAAGCTCCTTGGCCTCTTTCGTATTGAGCTGGACGCCTTCGCCATCCTTTTCGGCAAGCATCAGCCGGAACATGTTGGCGTGCAGAAGCTGGCCGTTCAGGTCGAGCAGCTCGGACTGGCTGGAATCGCCGGCCTGTTTGGCCAGCGCCTCGGCATAGACCTGCGTTTCGCGCATGGTGTTGCTGATGTCGGCGAGCGAGCGGACATGGCGGCCCAGCGCCGATCGGCTGATATGGCCTTGGCCGATCTTCTGCAGCTGCGCCTTGATCTCGTCGATCGTCCAGCCCTTGTCGATCCGCAGCTCGTTGATCAGCGCGCGGATCTCCGGATCCAGCCGGTCGATCGTCGACGGCGTGTGCTTTAGCGGCTTGGGACGGGCACGGCGGGCCATGGTCAGATGGCTCCAGGGCTGGGCTTCTGGACACCGGGCACGTGCGATCGACCGGCTGCGACATCGCCGCCGCGCTCGGCCAGCGTGGCCACCATGATCGCGCTGCCGCCCGGTCGTTGGATGGTCACCAGGCGCTGCTCTTCCAGCCAGGTCAGATGGCCGCGCATCTGGTCGCGCGTGCACGCCAGGCCATGCGCCTCGACGCCCTGCTGCAACACGCTGTCATTGGCGAAATAGCCCGGCGCAGCGGCCAGCAGGCGCAGAATGCACAGCCGGATATGCGCGCCATGAAACGCTGCGAATTCATCGCTCACTTGCCGTTCACACCCTTCTCGAGGAAAAAGTCCTCCAGGCGACGAACGCCTGCAGCCGTGACGTTCACCAGTTCGCGTTGCCCGTCGAGCTTGGTCTCGATCCGGGCGAGGTCCGATTTGGTGGCCATGTCACCGACACTTTTGCGCATCTGCTCGAATTCGGATTCGAGCTTGCGCACGTCGCTTTTGAGCGCGTTGACGTCCTTGCTGATCGTGCCCGTGTTCTCGGGGTTGGCGCGGCCTGCGCGAAAGATCACGACAATGATGCCGATGATGATGAAGGCCATGATGGCCAGTTCAATGGGGCTGGTCGGCGGCATGTCGGGAATCCTCGGTGGGCTTGATCTGGTCGAAAAGGTCGGGCTGAGCGGGTGGTGGCTGGGGTGGCTGGCCGATCGCGCGGCGAAGGCCCGCCATGATCTGCGCACCGATCAGCTCGATCACGCTGAAGCCTGCGAAGCCCAGCCCGATCGAGACGACCAGGGCGAACAGCAGGCCCGGTTTGCTGTCGATCACCCAGACCAGGGCGAGCAGCGCCAGGATCGCCGAGACCGCCAGATTGCGACCCAGCGTCAGCGGCGGGTTGCCCCTGGGGCTGAGCGGCCGCGCCAGCAGCACGCCGACAACGGCAACCACAGCCGTGACGACCGGCACCGATACGCCGAGCAGATCGGCGCTATACGGTGCGGCCTCGTGCAACGGCTGGGTGGCAGCCGTCGCCGCAAAAGCTGGCGGCCACAGCGTCATGAATGCGACAGATGCAGGCTTGATGGTCACGCCGACTTCACGCCAAAAGGGTTCGAGAGGATGTGCCATCTTTTGGTCCAACACCTGCGCTTACCCATAAAAGGCCTCAGGGTTTGCAAGGATTGTCGCCAACAAGTAGCCCTTTTGACTGTACCCTTTTTTGCTCGGATGCAGCCCGTCATAGTAGCGCCCAAGTTCGGGTCGGAAGGTCTGGGAAATCCACATTTCCCTGAGGTCTAGGGCGGGAAGATCATATTCGTCCGCTAGGTCACGGACATAGCGACTGTATGCAACCTGGCGCTCAATCGGCGCCGTTCCGATGTTGCTGGGAACTCCTACCATTAGGAGAACGTCGCCCTTTACCAAACATGCCTCGATCATCGTACGCATCTGGGCTTTGTACGTCGCTTCGGGGACATTTTGTGCCCAGGGATTGATCGTATGGCAAATGATGTGGAGATCGATATCCAGAGCCTGAATAGCGTTTATGAAGCTATAAGCCTGATTATCGGCAACCCATATTGCTGGGGTCGTCCCAGACCCCCCCATGTTGTATATGCCGATGGGCTTGTCCGCAGCATTGTAAGCTTCAAAGCCCACAAGCGTCAGGTTGAAATCGCTGTCCACCGCTTCTTTCTGAACGGTCCATGGGAGTTCAAAAAACTCAGTTTCGGTGCCTGTCCAGGCGGGAGCTTCCGGCACTGTTCTTGTAACATCGACGATTACAATACCATCGGGTCCCGTTGTGATGCCAGGACCGGCAAAGTGGACAGCGTCAGAGCTTATAACTGCATCAGCATAACCAGGGAATCTTACGAAAACTGCTCGCGCCGAATCCGTGGAAACTGAGGCAGCAAAATCGAACCGGGGGCTGCCTGCATTGCCAGCTGGATCATGGAATGCGTTACCGCCAAGGACAAACTGATTGCCGATAGAGGGGAGGCTTGTCGTCCATCCCGGTTCAAACGACACCCTGGGGTCAGCCGCAGTGATGTCTTGGGAATCTCCGAGACCGAACATCCCGTCGCCCCAAACACTTTCTGCCGTGGCCTTGATCCCCGGCATTTGATTAAAGGCCTTGGCCATAACACTCGGCCAGGAATTGCGCAGTATGTCGATATCGGCTGAGTCCGGGGCTGGATTGCTTCCGACGCCGCGCGTCGTGCTGTCGCCGATACAAGCAATGTAGGCGCGCGAAATGCCCGCCCGGTGCGCAGCCAAAGCTGACGACCAACGAACCAATGATGTAGCCTTGAAGTTGTAGAAACCGGGACGGCGCATCTTAGATACATTGACTTCGAGATTGTCAGCATTTTGGCTAGCAACAGTGCCTAAACTATCGATCACATCCTGTAGCGTTCCACCGCCCGACTTACCCACCATCGATGCGCCCATCACGCTGGCAAGCGCCGCTGTGGTTGCCTCAAAAAACAGCACTACAGAGCCTGTCTCGGTTCTTTTCCTCACCTCCACCAACCCGGTGGCAGTGCTGACAAGCTTGAAAACCATACCAACTGCGATCAACGCCTCTGCAGCGCCGACCGTTTGATCTATGAAAATATTGTCCGGCGTGACGAGGGCGGCCGCTTGGTCACGAGCGAGTTCCGCAGCTAGGGCGCTGCCCTCAGCTTGCTCGACTAACGCCTGGACTTCCTGTGCAGCGTATGCCGACAGCTTTTCGAATTGCGCCCAATTTCCGACACCTGACGCTCCTGCTTTGCGATACCACCCATTGAGCTCGGGGGAAGGGTCCGCAAAAACCAGCGCGATGCTGTGCTCGTCATAATCGAGCAGCTCCTGCAAATCTTCCTCGGTCTCAGTTGCCTCTTCGGTTGAGATCAATCGGCCGATTAGCTGGCTCATTGCAAGCCGCATTAGCGGACCACCGGGTTCTTGAAACGCGATCAACGCGTTAGGACTGACAGAGCTGGCGACCGGCAACTGGTCTATGGATCTGGTCTCAAATTCGCTCATTGGTGGCATAGCTCCTTTGCGTCGTTAATGCGGCTCTCGACGAAGCCCAGATGGATAAGCAGGGCGGACAGCCAGCCCATGCCAGTGTCGTTGCCTTGGATGACGGCATCGGCAGGCGGCACCGGCCGTGCGGGTAGCGCGGCGGTGACCTCGGGCGGGCAGACGGTGCGGACGATGGTGCGCGTCTCGATCAGCGGATCGGGTTCGATGACGGGAGCCTTAGTCTGCGAGGTCGCGCAGGCATGAAGCGTCGCAGCGGATAAGGCTGCCAGCATCACGCGAAGCGCCAGCGATGATCTGGGCATTGCGTTGGGCTTTCGTGTTGGCCGTAGCTGAGCGCTGCTCGGCGCGCAGGACGGCGGTGTCGCGACTGTCGATCAGCGCGGCGATGGTTTCGTTGGCCTGGGCCAGCTCGCCCTGGGCGATCTCGCGGGCGAGGAACTCGCGCTTGACCTCGGCCGAGCAGACCAGGCGGATGGCGGCGCGGCTCTTGACCAGGTCCGGCGCGGCCAGCGCATGATCGCAAGCATCGGCGCGCCGCTGCGCCTCGATCGCCAGCCGGGTCTGCGGCAGGCATCCGTCGAGCGGCTTGTCGGCAAAGCGTGCCGCCGTGTTGCAGGCGATCGCCGCATCGGCCTTGGCCTTCTGGTTGAACCGATCGGCAGCCAGGCAGATCAACGCGACGATCGCGACGGCCACGCCGATCGTGCCGAGAATGCGCCACCAGGGAAACACGCCGGTCATGCCGCACCTCGCGAGAACCTGGCATGGGCGGCGGCGATTTTGTCGTCATACCGATTGGCGGCAAAGCCAGCGCCGTTATAGCCGCGCGCGAAAGGCTGGCAGTCAATCGCCCTGTTGCTGATCTGCCGAAGCGCTGGAGCCAGCTTCTTGTTGAGGATGAAGGTCACGAACGCGTCGAGATGGGCGCGCTCGCTGACCTTCATCGCATCCCAAAAAGCCTCGACCGTACCGAAGCCGGCGAGCTTGTGATTGAAGCCCATGATCTGCGCGCCGCCAACAGAGGCCGACCGCAGGGCAGCCTGACGATCGAGTTGCATCGCACGGTGCAGCCGCAGCCACTCGGCTTGACCGCCGACATAGAGCGCGCGGTTCCAGGTCCGGGACGACAAGTTCGGGTGCGAAGCCCGAAACCGCCCGCCAGTCTCGCGATCAAAGACATGCGCCTCGAACAATATCTTCGGAAGGTTCGGCCCGTCGATGAAACCGCCGGGTCCATCGGCTGCGAGGATGTCGGCGCGGACATCGGTGAACCAGCCGCCACCGCTTTCGACTTCCCACACAGCGCGGATTTGGGCGACGGTGCACCCCAGCCTGGTTGCGGCGGCAGCGAAGTCTTCGGGTGCAAGCCCGATTTGACGGGAGACCGAGGCCGGAACCTCCAGCGTATCGAGCAGCCGGTCGATCGACGTGACTTCCGCTGGCGTGAAGGCGCGGTCATTCCGCAGTGCGCGGATCGCCGCAAAGACCGGTTGCCGAACGGACAATGATGGGGTGTTTGCCATGGCCGAGCCATAGCTTGGGACCGGGCTGTCTTTGGTGCTGCGCTCCTGCAGCACCCCCGGTCAGAGGGTGAAGCTCAGTTGCCTATCACCCTTGTCTTCCGACAGGTAGCTGTAAACGCGGCGTTCGGAAATACCCACTTTTGCAGCAATCTGCCGTCGCGACAGCCCCGTCTCTTTTGCAAGGTGGAGAACGTAAATCCGCTCGAACTGGCGGGTCGGAAAAAGCACGGGGGTGTCAAAAAAATGCTCGGCGAAGTTGCGAGCAGCGGGCTCGCCGATGACGTCAGCGATCTCGCGAAAGAGCGGCCCCGATTTGCTGACCTTTAAACGCTGACCGCGAAAAGCCCGCGCGAGCTTCATCGTATCCTCCAGGCCGATGACCTCGGAGATGCTGTCCAGCACTGAGCTGCCAGTTGAAGGACGCGCGGGCTGCATGGTCTTAGCCGATGGTCGCCAAGGCGAGGCCTAGCGCCAGGCCGAGGACGAACCACAGCCAGCGACGTGGCGCGGGCCGATCGCGATGCGTGACCAGCGCGGGCAGATCATGGGCGAACTGCAGGCTTTCGCCCCAGCTCTTGCTGTTGGTCTGGATAAGACGGCTCATTGCATGCTCTCCCTCAGAATATTGCCGAACGCCTGGGCCAGGCGCGTCAGCTGAGTGCTGGTGGAAAAGTCGACGCGGACCAGGTCGATCTCGTCGCCGGTCAGGCGTTGGGCGGCGGTTTCGATATCCCAGCCCGCATCGGCCAGGCCCCGCGCGGCCAGCTTGCGCAGGATCGCGTTGACCAGGCTGCGTTGGAGCGGAAGGACGGCGAGGTTCTGCTTGGCCTCGGGCCAGCCCTCGCGCGCGGCCATGTCCTTAAGCGCCTCGATCAGCTTGTAGCCATGGCCCTGATTGGACCATTGCAGGCGCTCGACGCTCAGCTGGCGGCAGGCGAAGGCCTCCAGCGCCTGCTCGTCAGGATTGCGCACCACGCCCAGGTGATAGAGCGATAGCCACAGCGCGCGGGCCTTACGCGCCACGGGATGATCGGCGCGCTGCTGCCCGGTGCGCGGCGCACGGCTCTTGGGCTTGAAGCCCTTGGCCTTCAGCGCGCCGAGCACCTTGTCGAGCTCCGCATCGGTGCAGTCCTTGGCCGACAGGTGCCCGGTCTGGTCGACGAGGATCTGGCGATAGTCATCCTCGACAATTGCCAGCTCCTTCCGCGCGACGTGGATCTTCGCCAGCATCGCGCGGCGGTGCTGCTGGGTCCGGTCGAACCGGGCCGGAACGGCGCGGGCGGCGGTCATGACTGCGGTCCTCCCATCAGGATGGCGAATGCCGCCCCGCCGACCGAGACGATCAGAGCGGTGAGGCAGATGGCGGCGTCCAGGCGCAGCGCGGCGGGCGTCACGCCCAGCTCGCGCGAGGCGTGGGCATAGAGCCGGGCGATCTTGGCGAGCATGGCCGTCACGCCGCCCGTGGCCGCGAGCTGAGCTGCAGCCAGGCGTCCTGCATGTCGCCGACATTCACGGGACGCTGGTCGGCGGAAGCGATCATCGTGGCCAGCTCAAGCACCATGGTCATCTGCCGCAAAGAGCCGGGGCGCATGGCAACAGAAATCAGGAACTTAATCTGATCGTCAGCAGAAATGCCCCAAGCATCAATGACCATCCGGGCGTCGATCTCGGTCGCGACCAATTGCTCATGGCGCATTGATGTGCGGCTGTAGATCTGGGCATAGGCTGCCTTGCGGTTGCCGCCCTCCATCCGACCGATAACTTCCTTGTTGCCCAACAGAGCGATGCCGACACCGGTGGAATCGTGCCAGCTGCGAATTTCGTTGATGGCCTTTTCTGAAAGTTCCTGCGCTTCGTCGATCACGATCAGCGCCTTCCTGCCGCGAACCCGTTCCTTGATACGGCGGGACAAAGCCTGCGGTGTTCCCTTGGCTTCCGGCTCGCCGAGGGCAGCCAAAACCTCGATCTGCATGTTGTTCACGCCTGCCGTACTCGGGGCCATGGTGGCGACGAAGCACCCGGTGACGCTATCCCGGTAGTGTTCGACAGTGATAGTCTTGCTAGTGCCTGGGCCCATCGCGCAAACGGTGATCTTGCCGCGATGCGCCCAGCTGAGAAGGCTCAACACCTTCTGCGCGGTTGGTGTCTTAACGAATGCGGGAATTGTCGGCGCATCGACCTCGATCTGTGCCTGACTGGTCAGCAGCTGGCGGTAGCGATAGACGTCATTCGCGACGCGCTGGTTGTCGCCTGCATATTTGCCCTGGCACCAGGGGCCAAGCGTGCCGCCTGCGATGCCGACGCGCTTGCCCAGCGGCTCCCAGCCAAGGCCCAGCTGGGCCTTGTGCGCCACCATCCATGCCCGCATCTCCTCGATATCGGCGGGTGCATTCTCGGGATTATTCATCTAGTCTTCTCCTGCTTTGAGAGCAGCTCCGCCGGTTCCGCTTCCGTCCAAAGAGCGCGGGGCCGGTGGAGCCAAAAAGTCATCAGCGCTTCATTCGACCACCCGCAACCGGCTGACACCGGCGGCAAAGCGATCCATGAAATCGGGTTCGGGGGCAGCGCGGCGCGCGACCTTCGCCGCAGCGGCGGTGCCCCGGTGGTTGACGACGCGGATCACCTTCGGCTCGGGCAGCGCCAGCTCGTCCTCGTAATCGGGAATCATCGCGGCGAGCTGCTCGGCGGTGAGCAAGTCCTCCATATCGCTGGCCGCACGCACCGCCTTGCGCCATTGCGATTCCTGCTTGGCGCGCTTCTTGGCGCTGGCGATATCGAGGAAGCCTGCATCCTCCAGCAGCTCGGCGCTTGTCAGATATGCCCCAGCCAGGTCGTAAACGTGCAGCGCCTGGTGCAGATTGTCCGGATCGAACCGCACGGTGACCTTGCGGCCATGCAGGCTCGACATCGAGGGCGACCAGTAGCGGTTGCCCATGAAGCGGATTTCGCCGGTCTTGCGATCGACATTGACCTGCTCGGCGGCGAGCAGCGCCATGCGCATGACCTCGGGCGAGGCCTTGCCGATCGGCGCGGTCGCATAGCTTTCAGCAAAAGCCTGATCGAAGCTGCGTCCGCGCGCGGTCTCGGTCCGACGACCTTCGCGGGCATTGTGCATGGCGATTCCGCGCGTGGCGATCCGCACGAAATCGGCAAACGGGACAGCCCTTGAGCCGTAGCTTTCCGGCTTCGCATCGGGCTTGTTACCGGTATAGGCACCATCGAACGCGGGGTGTTTGGCAATGCTGTCGCAAAGGTCCCTGAAGCCGCGCTCAATGGGCTTTGACTGGCCCCTGTAAGGGGTCGCCCAGTGTATCTGGATGCCGAGCGAGGTCAGCAGGCCGGTCGGTTCGTCTTCCTTGATCTTGAACCGGAAGCGGGTGACAGCGCCACCCGTAATCCACTTCGATGCGAAGGCCCGGCCATTGTCGAGCAGGCAGTGCTTTGGGATGCCGTAATCGCGGAACAGGTCAGCAAAGGCGAGCCGGGTCTGCACCGCGCTCTCGGTTTCGCCAATACGCCACGCCAGTATCTTGCGGCTGTACACGTCCTGGATCGCGACAATGATCGGGCGGATGATGCGGCCATCGTCGAGCGCCACGAACACGTCGAACTTGTGGCCGTCGATATTGACGATCTCCATCGCGTGCAGCCCAGCGACGCTGCGCTTCTGCGCGGGCATCGAGCGGCGAAGCGCCTCTGCGCCTTCGCGCCGGGCGATGATGACACGCGGGTCGATCTCGCGCTCCAGTCGGCGACTGAGCGCCTTTTCGTGAGGCAGCGGCAGGCCTGCTTTCTTGGCAAAAGCCTTAGTCTGGCGATACGATTCCGCGAGCGTGACCTTGCTGTCGCGCAGATAGAAACTCTTGTAGAACTGCCATACCGCAGGATCGATCGGCGCGGCGCAGCCACCGCCACGGCGGCGCGGAGCCAGGCACGGCAGGCGATCATGCGCGGCGATGCCCTCGACCAGCTTGAGCCAGGCCCAGAGCGTCGACTGGCCTGCAATGCCTTCCTTTGCCACGGCGCTGACCGCCATCGATCGGGTCAGGCCTGCCGCCTCATAGCGCTCGATCCGCTGCACCGCGTCCAGGCGGCGCTCGGCCTCGGCCCTGGTCTTGGCATTCTGCGCCTCGTACCAGCTCCACAGTTGCGAGGCGGCGAGCGCCGATGCGTCATCGGGCGAGGCGTGAACCTGGCCGTCGATCGAGATACCGCGCCGCACCAGCTCGGCCCGCGCGATCGCGGGCAGCACCCGGATGGAATATTCCAGGCCGCCGCCTCGGCCAGCACGCGGGCGGGCCAGTGGCGCGCCCCGGCTGTCCACCGCCAGCGCCCAGCGCTCTTCGGCTGCGCGCTCGTTCACCTTGCGCTTGATGCGCGGCAGACCGGGCAGGGCCAGATCGGCCAGCTCGGCTGCGGTGAACCACGTCTTTGTGCCTGACTGGATCAATGTCCGCCCCTCGTTATCGGTTTTGCCTTGGTTTCGATTGTGCGGCGGCGCTCTTTGAGGGCCGCGACCTGCCGGTCGATGTTGCCGAGTTCGGTCAGGATGATCTCTTCGCCGACGACCAGCGCCGCGCCGATCCGGCGAACAAGTGCGTCGAGCACATCGTGCCGGGATGTCACCGCGATCAGCGCAAGCGCCCGGTGCATCGGGATGTTATGATTGTCCTTCGCCTCGGACGCATAGGCGTCGAGCATCTGGGCCGAGACTTCCTCGCCCAGCAGCGCCGACACCGCGCCCGCGATCTCGTAGCGCGAGCGCGAATCCTCTTTCAGCACCGCGCCGACGGCAGCCGCGATCATCGCGCCCAGCCCGGCCAGTTCGGCAGGCTGGGTCGCAGGCCTAGGCGCTTCGAAGGTGAAGCCCAGCTGGCTGCTGTCAAAGGAAGGGCGGCGCTTGCGTGTCACCTTGCAGCGCTCTCCTGCGGTGCCCAGCGCGAGCAGGCAGGCGAACCCACCTTGATGTCAGTGCCCGGCCCCTTGGTCCATCGGATCAGAGCGCATTTCGGGAAGGTTTTCGCACCGCCCTGGATGCGGCGGATATGGCGGCACGTCTTGCACGTCTCGCCTTGCGGCCCGGTGCCAGGCTGCGCGGCATAGCCCGCCTTGCGCTTGCGCTTGCGCTTGCCGCTAACCATGCGGATGCTCGGTTTGTCCTTCAGGGGCAGGTCGAGGGCCATCTGCAGCTTGGGGTCGATCGGCATCAGCCCTGCTCCTCCATGCCAAGCGCGATCGCGTGTTCGATCACCTGCTCGGCCAGCATCGGCTCGCGCTTGCCACTGACGCGGTAGCGGCGGACCAGCGCGCTGCGATCGGTGCAGTCGACCAGGATCGCTTTGCTCTTGAGAAACCGGATCGCCCGCTCGATCGCCTCGCGGCGCTGGGCGATCGGGTCGGTCTTAGAAAGCGGCAATGGCTTGCGCGGGTTGCGCGGCGCGACGATCCGGCGCGGGGCTGGGGTCACGCTGGCCGCGCTTGCCGGGCGCAGGTCGAGCTGACCCGCAATCTTGCGGATCATCGCCAGCCGGTCTTGCTTCAGCTCGGCCTTTGCGGTGTCTCGCTTTGCAGCTTGGCGAGCAGGTCGGGCGGTAGCTCCGCGTCCATCCGGTCGAGGAACTCGGCGAGCCTCGACGTCTGCACCCGCAGCATGTCCAGATCGTCCGCCCTGATCGGGCCCGGCTGCGACAGCCCCGTCATGCGGGCGGCAAGCGCTAGGTTCTTTTCCGATAACGGCACGAAACGTCCTTTCTGCACCACCGGTGATCAACTTGCTGGCGAACGATCGGCCATTGTCGGTTTCAACTGGTTGCGCGGTCGGCTCCGGAACGGAAGGAGCCGACCGCGCCTCGTCGTCACAGTCACGAGGGGGTTCAGACTGTGCGACGGGTTCGAAAGAGGTGGCTTCGTCGATTACGACAAAACCGCGCTTGCCGCGCAGCGAGCGAGCGATCGACGTTTCCGGATAGGAATCGCAATCGGCCCGCATGCAGGCGGGCACGTCTGCCGGATCGATGCACGGCGGAGGCACGCTGCCCTTGACCTGGTCGGAGAGCCGCACACGCTCCAGCGGCAGATAGGCCACGTCCGTGCCCGCATGGCGCAGGCCCAGCAGGGCGCGCACGGTGTCGGGCGTGATGCCCTTAGCGCGGCGGATGTTCGGGCGCTGCGGGCTGCTCACTTCATCCGCTCCCGCGCGATCCGCACCGTCGCGTTCTTTTTCCAGGCGGACAGCAGGCCCTCGTCCTTGGACCAGGTGCATGTCGCGGTGACGCCTGCGACGCGCAGGGTGTTCGTGCAAGGCCTGCAGGTGTAGGTCGCGCCATGTCGTGCAACCAGGCTGGCGATGATGTCGGCCGAGCTCTTGCCGACTCGTTTGGCCAGGGAAATCTGGTCGTAAATGCGCTCAATGCGATCGACAGCTTCAGGCTTCATCGTCAGTTCCTCATCATCCAGGGGGCGTCAAAGTCTTCATGAGCCGGGGCGCTCCGCCGCTCGCTCGGCGGCGACAGATCGCGGGCGGCAAGGCTGCGCTGGGTCTGGGCCATCCGCTGCTCGGCAAGCTGGCGCGCGTCGCGGCGCAGCATGGCCTTGGCCTCGCGCAGAGGGATGCGGTGCGCGACCGCCAGCTCGAAAGCCCGCCGATGCGCCCGCCACTTATCGCCCTGCGCGCCCATCACGTGCGCACCTTCCGGGCCTTGGGGCGCGGCTCGATCCAGATCGTGCGGGTTTCGCCTGGCTCCAGATCGACATGGCGATCCCAGACCACCCACATGAAATCGACCTTGCCATGCTTGAAGGCCTTGCTGCCCAGCGCCTCGACCACATCGCCCGGCGGCATGCTGGGCCGTTCGCACAGGATCATCACGAACCGGGGAACATGCTCGTTGAACAGCTTATGCCGCCCTTCGCTGGCCAGCCATTTGACCGGCAGCAGCGCGGAGACGGTGTTGGCCTCCAGCGCGATCGCCTTGCGAATGAACCTCTCGGCCAGGCCTTTGACCTTGCGCCCACCCTGCACCGAATAGGGCGGATTGAAGACGATAGACTTGTTCTCGCTCGCGTTGAGCAGGCAGGCCTGGTCGCCCAGAAAGTCATGCTCGAACAGGAACAAGGGGTCGCGCGTGCGCGCCTCGATGTCCGAACCGGCGACCGGATGACCGCGCTCGATGAACGGGCGCAGGGTGTTGCCCATGCCGCAGCAAGGGTCCCAGATCAGATCATCACAGAACCAGTCCTCATAGCCGCCGCAAAGCGGACCCTGCAGCGTCTCGATCAGCTTCTCGGCGCACCAGGACTCGTCGACATACCAGTCCCAAGGGTGGCGCGTCGCGGCGCTGGAAAGCTCGCCGCCGCTCATAGGTGCACCTCCTGAATGGCTGCGAGCAACGCGGCCGATCCGGCGCGGATGCTGGCCTCTTGGACGCGCTGGTCTTGGCTGCCGTCGAACGAGCTAAGAATGCGCGCGACATTGTCCCTCTTGAGACCGGTCTGCGCGGCGATCATCTGCATCGAAAGGCCGCGATCCCAGAGATCGAGCACGGTGCTTTCCTGAGGCGTCAGGCTCATATCCGCAGCTCCGCTTTCTTCTCCGGGTGAGCGCGATGGATCGCCTTGCGCAGCTTGCGGCTGCCCTCGCGGATGCCGTCCTCGAAGCCGCTGTCGCCTGTGCCGTATCGGCTGACGATAGTGCCGACCATGAAGGGCTTCATGTCGAGCAGCAGCGCGATCTCGCCATTGCGGAAGCCCCGGTCGTGCAGGTCCATCACCCGCTGTTCGCGTTGGGTCATCATGCCGCGCTCTCCCGCGCCAGAGCCTGCTTGGCCGCGTCGATCCACGCGGGCAGCAGCTTCTCTTCGCCCTTGTCATGGGTGACCACGCCGGACACCCCGGCGATGCGCAGGTTGAAGCCCAACTCGCCCGCGCGAACTGTCGCGCCGAGCGAGAGCTGCACTTCGCCCATGGCGCTGATCCACGGCATCGCGCGCACCAGCGCCTCGACATAGCCGAGCGACCAGACCAGCTTTTCGCGTTCGGCGCGGGTCATCGGGCAACCCCCAAATTCTGCGGGATCACCCAGCGCGGCGGCAGCGGTGCTAACACGTCCTCGAACGTGCCGTCGGCCAGATCGAGATAGTTGCGCGCCGCGTCGAACGCCTCGGCATAGGCCTGGCAATCGCGTGCGCGCCACGCGCCCTGGATCGCCTTGCGCGTGCGCTCCGGCACGCGGTCCCAATGCTCGCGGCAGAACAGCATGCCCTTAGGCACACGCGCGTGGCAGCAGGTTGCAGAGCAGCGCTTCATGCCTGCCTCCGCGCAATCGAGAACTCGAAGACCCACCGGCCCCAGCGCAGGTAAACGGCAAAGCCTTCGGCTTC